CAATTTCACCGAGTCATACACGAGTGTTACAGCCCCTGGGCGGTCGATGTGGCTGGGTTACCGCACGACTTCGGGGAGCAGCATCACGGGATCCGGGACTATCACTTCGACCCGAGCAATCTGGGGACTGGCTGCGGTGTGGGCTGAGGCGGCAGCAGCAGGCGGACAGCCCTTTGCCAAGCGATGGGGCGGCATTCCGAACAACGCGATCAGAGCTAGGAGGGTGTGGTAATGGCGTCAGGTGATGCGAGCGCGTTTGGTCGGAAGAATGTGGCGTACAGAATCACGTTCCCGATCTATGACGCTGACGGGGATCTGGTGACCGGAGCGACCGGGCTGGACTCGGAGGTCAGCAAAGACGGCGGCACGTTCACCGATTGCACCAATGAGGCGACAGAGATTGCCACATCCAGCGGGCTCTATTACCTCGATCTGACATCAACCGAAATGAACGCCGATACGGTGGCGGTGATCGTCAAAACCAGCAGCAGCGGGGCGAAGACCACGGCGTTGGTGATTTATCCGCTGAAGGACGGCGACCTGACCGCCAACGTGACGCAGATCGCAGGCCAGACCGCGAGTGCAGCGGGTGCGGTGGCGTTCCCGGGCACGATTGCGAGCACGACCAATATCACCGGGGGGACGATCACCACGGTAACCACCGTGACGAATCGCGTCTCGGCCAACACCGACCAGTGGAACGGCGTGACTGTCACCGGCATGCCCCTGCCTACGTCCAGTTACACGTCCCCTCCCACAGCTGCGACGATTGCCGATGCCGTTTGGGACGAGGCGAGCGGCGACCATCTGGCAGCGGGCAGCACGGGGGCTTCGCTCAATGCTGCCGGGTCGGCTGGCGATCCGTGGACGACGACACTCCCCGGAACCTACAGCGGCAGCCAAGCGGGCAAGATTCTGTCGGACATTCTGGTCGACACAGGGACGACGCTACAGGGCGAATTGGACGGGATTCAGGCGGACACCGAAGACATCCAGAGCAGGCTCCCAGCGGCGTTGGTCAGCGGGCGGATGGATTCGAGCGTTGGAGCGATGGCTGCCAACGTGCTGACGGCGTCGGCATTGGCGACGGATGCTGTGTCGGAGATCCAATCAGGGCTGGCGACCACGGCGAATGTCGCGGCGGTGGAGACCGACACGCAGGACATTCAAGCCCGATTGCCTGCCACATTGGTCAGTGGTCGGATTGACGCCGCGGTTGGGGCGATGGCGTCAGGCGTCCTCACTGCTGCGGCGTTGGCTACCGATGCGGTCGGGGAAATCGCCGATGGGGTGTGGGATGAGCCGTACAGCGGTCACACGACGGCAGGGACGTACGGCGGGCGGATTCCTCGGTCACTCAACAGCAACGTCGAGGTGCAAATCACGGGGTCAGGCCACATCGCGGCGGACATCCATGAGCTACAGCCCGCAGTGATTAACAACACGCATTTTGCGGCGGGTGCGATCGACTCCAACGCACTGGCAGCGAGTGCGGCAAGCGAGATCGCGACGGCGGCTTACACCGGCCAAATGATGGAGTCGTACCGTGCGGCAGGTGTGGCTCCGACGCTGGCCCAAGCTATGTTTGAACTGTTGGCCCACATGGGAGATGCCTCGATCAGCGGCACGACGAAGACCCTGAAGAAGATCGACGGCACTACGGCGAAGACCTTCACGCTGGACAGCAGCACGGCCCCAACCTCGATCACTGAGGCGACATGAACGGCAGTCCGTCGAGTGTGATCAGCATGGGATATGGCTCCTGGGGAAGCCCCGGGCTGGTTCTTACGCTGGGCTATGGGATCGGGGCAGCGGTGGCGGCACCAACTGGCCGGTGCGAGTACACGGCACAGGCACAGCGGATCGACTGGACTGCACAGAATCAGCGGATTGATTGGCAGGTGAAGCGATGAGCGAGTTGACGTGCAAGCAGGTTTACACCATCGCCAGGTCAGAGGTGCGGGCATGTGCGGTGGACCTCGGCGAGAATACCGCAGGGCAAGAGACTGGCGTTCTCAAGGCTGGCGATACGGTGGCCTCGGGGACAATTGCCACGAGCGACAAGCCCACGGGATCGACTGATCCAACGCTGGGGGCGGTGAGTGTCAACGGATCGGCGACCTACGTCAACGGCAGGCTGTGCAGTGCAGGCGAGGCCGTGTCCTTCCAGGTGACCACGGGAGCCAGCCAGACACTGGGTCGGTATGTGCTGCTGCTGACGGTGGTCACGACGAACGGCGAGACGATAAAGCGACGGCTCTTGTTCGATGTGGGGGCGGAGTGATGCCGAGATTGCCAGAGCCATTCAGGGCATGTGCCAAGGCGCAGGATGAGCAATCATGGGCGAGCAGACAGACTTCAGCACGTAGATGGTACGCGACACGGACATGGTTGGCGTTGCGCACGCTGGTAATGGTGCGTGATGCCTACATGTGCAAGGCATGTGGTGTGAGCACAGGGCAATCAGCCCACATTGATCACATTGTGCCACATTGTGGAGATTGGGAACGATTCACTGATGTGAGCAACCTTCAGACGTTGTGTGCATCGTGTCACAGCGCGAAGACCGTGCGAGAACGTGGAGGGATCGATAGGTGACGGGCGAACAGGGTAAGGGGGGGGTTACAAAGCTGGGTTGGCCATGTAGCGAACCGCGTTGGTCTCGCGCACATATTTTGGACAGGTTTGGAGACTGCCGATGATTAGCCTTTTGCCTACCTTGGGGGGATTGGGGGGCGGTCTGTGAACATTCGAGATCGGATCAAGGAGTTGCGGCGGGTTCCAGCGGATCAACTCCAGCCCAACCCGAAGAACTGGAGAAAGCATCCAGAATCGCAGGCAAACGCACTACGCGGCGTTCTGGCGGAGGTTGGCATTGCCTCGGCTGTGCTGGCCCGGGAAACGCCAGAGGGCGGCCTGATGCTGATTGACGGGCACCTGAGAACGGAAACGCTGCACAATGCCGAGATACCGGTCCTCGTGCTGGACGTGACGGAGGAAGAGGCGGACAAGATCCTTGCCACATTCGACCCGCTGGGAGCGATGGCGGAATCAGACGCGGATGCCTTGCGGGCACTGCTGGAGGATGTGGAGACGGGGAGCCAAGAGCTTGCCGACATGCTGACGGCGTTGGCGGAGGATGCGGGGATTCTCGACGGGGCGGACGCTGCGGAGATCGTTGAGGACGAGGTGCCGGAGCCTCCCGTCGATCCGATCACGAAGCCGGGGGATCTGTGGATTCTCGGGGATCATCGGCTGTTGTGCGGGGACTCGACGAAGGCGGAGGATGTGGGGCGGCTGATGGCAGGGGCGAAGGCGGATTTGCTTCTGACCGATCCGCCGTATGGAATCGGGATCGCGGCAAACCCAGTTCGTCAAAAACACGAAAAACAAGATTGGGACGCAAAGCCAGTTGAGCCGTCACGATTTATCGATCAGTGCGAAAGTGCAATTGTGTGGGGAGGTAACTACTTTGATCTGAGGCCCGGAAAGGGCTTTTTCGTTTGGGACAAAAAGCAACCAGAGGACTTTACGCTTGCAATGTGTGAGATGGCTTGGACCAACATCGACACACCCGCGAAAATGTTTCGGAAGTCTGTCACGTCATATGCAAAAGAACATCCGACGCAAAAGCCAGTCGAACTTATGGCTTGGTGTATGGGTTGGCGAGAGGGAGACGTCTTCGACCCGTTCCTCGGCTCCGGCACAACTCTGATCGCCGCCGAGCAACTGGGGCGGAAGTGCTACGGAATGGAGATCAGCCCGCAGTATTGCGACGTGATCGTGAAGCGTTGGGAGACGCTGACAGGACGCCAAGCAGAGAGGAGGGCAGGGCGATGATCAGGCCAGCCGATGACAAGCCGGTAACGGGGGGATTGGGGGGCGGTGCGAAGCCAACTCCCCCGCCTGTTCCCACTGTGGCACAGATCGACCCTCGGACGCCGGGGAAAGATCTGCGGCTGATCGCGTCGGCTGTGCGGAAGGGCTGGGTGATTCCCGATGAGGCGATGACCGTTCTTCCGGCTGCCTTGCTGCGGGTGGCGTTGGATCGGAATGAGGAAGTCCGGGCGAGGGTCAACGCGGCGAAGGTAGTCGTGGCAATGCACGGGCAGAACGAGCCGGCGCCGGCGGCTGCGGTGCAGGTGAACGTCAACAGCACGGCGGATACGGTGGCAGCATTGTTGCAGGAGCCCGGGTATGTCCGATTTGCACAGGGTGAGGCAGTGTCTGACACCGGCACTGTTTGCCCGAGCGGCAACTGACGGGCGGTTTCTGTTGCCTCGGCATGTCGCGGCAATCTCCGAAGCCATCTGTGACACGATCACCGGCAGGAGCCAGCCGATTCTATTGATCGAGGCTCCCCCTCGGCATGGGAAGAGCGAGTTGGTCAGCAAGTTCCTCCCGGCGTGGTATCTCGGGGTGTGGCCAGATCGGCGGGTCATGCTGGCGGCATATGAGGCGACCTTTGCCCGTTCGTGGGGACGCAAGGCCAGGCAAGTGTTCGTGGAGTCGTCGTGTCCGGTGTTCGGTCGGGGACTGTCGGGGGACAACACGGCGGCGGACGATTGGAGCACGACGGCAGGCGGTGGCATGTCCACGGCAGGTGTGGGCGGTCCGATGACCGGCCGAGGGGCACATCTGCTGATCATTGACGACCCGGTGAAGAACGCGGAGGAAGCCCTGTCAGCGACCACCCGGGAAAACCATTGGGATTGGTGGCAGTCCACGGCATCGACGCGACTTGAGCCGGGCGGAGTCGTGATAGGCATCATGACCAGATGGCATGAGGACGACATCTTCGGGCGGCTGCTGAAGGGCGGGGGACAGATCCGGCGGCTGACGTTGCCGGCGCTGGCCGAGTCGGGGGACGTGCTGGGCCGACAGCCGGGGGAAGCCCTCTGGCCCGAGCGGTATCCTGTCCAGCGGCTGGAGCAGATGCGGCGGGAGCGGTCGGAGTACTGGTGGCGGTCGATGTTCCAGCAACGCCCGGGCAAGTGGGGGGAGAGCAAGTGGGGTCAATACCTGGGGGACAAGGTGACGGCTGCCAGGTGGCCCGATGCGTTCGAATTCGGGGTGGTGGCGGTTGATCCGAGCTTGGGTGCCGATGACCGCAAGGGGGACTTCTCGGCCATCGTCTTTGTGGGCAGGGCCAGCGGTCGGCTGTGGGTCGACGCGGACATCAGGCGGCGGAGCGAAACGGAGATCGCAGCGGATGCGGTGGGGATGTACGCCCGGCACAAGGCCAACCTGATGGTCTTGGAGGGCAACGGCTTCCAGCGGGTCCTCGGTGAGTCGTTCCAGAGTGCGGCCATGTCTCACGGGATCATGCTGCCACTGCAAACAGTGATCAACACCGGGAACAAGATCCTCAGGTTGTCCTCCCTCGGCCCTCTGCTGGCGGCGGACATGTTCCGATTCTCGGACTCGCAGGGCTCCCGGCTGCTGCTGGATCAACTCGGGGAGTTCCCTCGTGGCGACCATGACGACGGCCCGGACGCGCTTGAGATGGCGGTGCGGACGCTGAACGGGATCGCGGCAACAGAATACGACTCGGAGGAACTGGCATACACTCCATGACGCTGGGCCGGTATCGTAGTCTGATCGTGTGGTGTGTCTGTGGGCATCCAATGCGGGTGCGTTCGTCGTGGGGACGGGTGGAATACCGCGAGTGTCTGCGGTGTGGGCGGAAGACTAAGCGAACGAGGCGAGACAATGAGCGAAGCGATCCGGGCACTGCTGGAAGCGTTTGTCCCCGAGACGATCGACCGTAGGCAGTACCTGTACGACGACCCGTCGTTCGGTTATCCGACGGCGGTCAACCCGTTCACGAGCGTCACCGATCGCAGCGATGGGCGGTTCAAGCCGTACTACGACAGCGAGGTGGACCTAGCCTACATTCGGGGGGCAGCCAGGAACCTGTCGCTGTTGACGCCTGTCGCGACTGCTGCCCTCGATAGGCTGGCGGAATACACGTTCGGCCCGGGGTTCGAGTTCACCGCACAGGGTGCCGATGCTCAACTGGTCGAACTGTGCCAGCGGGTGATCGATCGGTTTGTTGACGATGTGGACATGGTGGGCTCCCTCGATCGGGAGTTGCATCACCGCAGTCGGGAGGATGGCGAGGCGTTCGGCTATTTGGAGTTGGGCACGAACGGCAGGCCAACGCTGTGCATGGTGGAGCCCGACCAGATCCGCGAGCCGGGTAACGTGCGGCAGCTAGAGGACTGGCTGCAGGACTTCGAGGGCGTCACGTCGTGGTCCTACGGTGTGAGGAGCCCGGCGAACCGTCCAGCCGAAGCCCTCGGGTATCACCTGTCGCGGGATGACGGCGGTCTGGATTGGGACTACATCCCCTCCCGCAGGATGTGCCACATCAAGCGGAACGTCTCACGGAATGCCAAGCGTGGCGTCTCGGACACGTTCTTGGTGGTCGAGGAGATCAGCCGCGAGGCGAAGTTGCGGCGGAACATGGCCGAAGGGGCGGCGCTTCAGGCTGCGATCGCGTGGATCTTGGAGGCTCCCCCAGGGACATCGCAAGCGAGCATCCAGACCCTCGGGGCGTCCGATGCCGTGGCGCAGTACGGGCGGCAGGTGGTC